GACGCCACCAAGGTGCCTACTAAGTGACTGCGTTCTTCAACCCGTGGGTGCTGTTGACGCTCGTATTGGCGATTGCCGGTGCAGCTGGGGGCGGGTATTATAAAGGCAATTCTGCGGGCAAAGCCGAGGTGCAACAGGCGTGGGATAAAGAGAAGGCAGAGCAGTACGCCGCTTACGCCAAGGGGCAGGAAGAAGCCCGGCAACGTGAGCAGGAAATGCAACAGGCGGCGGACAAGCTGCGGAGGGAAAAGGATGCGCAGATCAGGGACATTAATGCTCGTGCTACCGCTCTTACTAACAGCTTGCGCAACAGGCAGGAGCGCCCCGCCGAAAATGGTACCGCCTCCGGTACCGCCCGATCTTGCGCTGGAGCCTCCGGTGCGGAACTGGCAAAAGGAGATGGAGAGTTTCTTGCAGGGTACGCTGCCGACGCAGCCCGTCTCCAAGCAGCCCTCGACCAATGCGTCAAACAATACAACGCCGTCAGGCAAAAGTAAGGAATAGCCATGCCGAGTACATACAGCCCAGACTTACGCATCGAACTAATCGCCAACGGTGAGCAATCCGGTACGTGGGGTTCAACGACCAACAACAACCTTGGTACCCTTATCGAAGACGCCATATCTGGCGCGGCGTCGGTGTCCGTTACCTCGTTAAACCAAGCACTTACTGCATTAAACGGCGCAGCAGATCAGGCGCGGTGTGCAGCACTGGTGTTAACTACTACAACAGGCGCTCCATTTAACGTCTTTGTTCCGCCAGTCTCAAAACTGTACGTTGTCATAAATAACAGCGGTTACTCTGCTACGTTCCGTTGTTCTACGGTGCTTGGTAACACAACTGCTGCTGGTTCAGGTGTATCAGTACCAACCGGCAAATCGGCATTACTACGATCTGATGGAACCAACGTCACAGATCAATTGACGTATGTAACGGATAGTTTTGGTGTTGGCGGCACAAGTACTGCGGACAAAGTTGTTGCCACCACAAATCTTATTCCTCCAACTAATACTACGGCGCTCCCCACTTCAACGCTGCCTACAGCAATTGATTCTTCCACAGCGTCTATAACATTAGCGGATGCTAGTAGCTTTGCCACTTCAGGCATTGTGATGATTGATTCGGAGCAGATTACTTTTTCTGGTAAAAGCGTTAATACTTTAACCGGATGTGTTCGTGGCGCGGGTAGCTCTGGTGCTGCTGCTCACGCAGCCAATGCGGTAGTTACTCAGCTCACTAACGTGGAAATGCTCACTCAGAGCAATATCACTTGGAACTCCGCTTCTGAAGTATTGGCTGTTGGTGCTGGAGATCGCACAAGATTCTATGTAGACACTGTTTCAGCGCAGTCGTTGACCAACAAGACGTTGCTTGGCGCGTATGTAAATGGGCAGTATAAGGGCAATAACGTAGCTATTGCGGCATTAGAAATTGATTGTTCGTTAGGTAATTACTTTACCAAATCTATTTCGGCTAACTCAACTTTTACCCTTGCTGCGGGCAGCGTACCTTCACAAGTCTATAGCATGACTGTGCAACTAACCACATCGTCTGCGGCTATCCCAACATGGTTTGCTAATGTGTACTGGCCTGACAACGTAAACCCGTCAACAACTATATCGAACGGCGTTCATCTGTTCATGTTTGTCACTAACGATGGCGGCACTATTTGGCATGGCGCTGCACTGACTAACTACACGGCATAACTATGGACCCAACAACACAGCGGTTAATGATGGCTGCTAGTAGCGGCGTAGAAGGCGTTAACTGGACAGATCATAGTTTTAGCCTACGTACTGACGCGACTTCTAGTGTTAAGAACTGGAGGCTTAACCGAATTATTTACGCGAATAATTTACCTACCCCGGCTTTTTTTGCCGTTGGGAATGCGGGAACGATTGCTAAAAGTACTGATGGTATAACTTGGACGTACAACACCACCGTTGCAACGGCAATGGGCAACAACAATTTTCTTGGTATTGGGTACGATCCAACCAATAACATCCTAATCGCTTGCGGTACCGCAGGGATTTATTATCGCAGCACCGACGGCATTAGTTGGACGGCATATACGCAAGGTTCGAATACTTTGCAAAGCTGTCGGTTCTTAAACGGCGCGTTTTGGATGGTTGGTAATGCTGGGACTATTCTGAAAAGCACCAATGGCGGAACAGTATGGACAGCGCAAAGCCCCGTAGCTGCGCATGCGTCTTACATAATTTATGATATTGGCTACGGATCGATCTCTAACACAACAGATAAATGGATGTATGTTGGGGAGGCTGGGCTAGTCGCATATAGCGCAAACGGTACTGGCACTTGGGTAAACGTAAGGTCGCCAATTACAACCGGAACGCCAACTTTCAATAATCTACTTACGATTATTTTTGTTCCATTTAACGTATACGCAACTACAGGGCAATTTCTTATTTCCGGGGCAAGAGAAGTTTCATCGTTCCCCGTACCTGCGCTGTATCGCTCGGTTAACGCAACAACATCGTTCGTATTGGTTACCGGGTATACACCTGCTGTCGATAGTTATATGCGGAGCGTTTACTATAACGGATCGTTAACCGCCAAATATATTATGATTACCGATGGGGAGTTATGGACAAGTGCCGACTCTACTACTTGGACAAAAGTTTTGACTCCCTTCCCTATCACCAATGACGTAAATTCTAATGGCACCGCGCCTTACTACGTTGGATCTGCTAGTGGCGGTGGAATTAACGGCGGGTTTATTCACACTTCAAACAGTGCCGCCACAAGTTTTACCCCAATAAAATTTGCTAGCAACTTTGTTTCGGTTGCATACAACACTAGCCTTGGTAAATACTGTGCTACTGCCTCCGATGGTTTTATTTCCGCTACAAGTACAAATGGTACTACGTGGACACCAAGTTTCACGTATTCATCGGGGCAAGTAGTACGACTAGGCTCCATTGCAGCGAGTGGCTCTAATTTTGTTTCCAGTGGGTCTTTACGCATTTCGGTCGGATCAACCGCATATTATTCTACGGATGGCGTGAATTGGCTTCCAGCTACAGGAGGCGCAACTTTTACCGGTATAGTTGATGGTAGTGCTGGGACCTTAGCCACCACTGTAGGTACAACCAGCAATCTATATAGAAGTACAGATAACGGTGTAACTTGGGCTACGCTCGGTACAGGCATTTCAGGCAATTACAATAATATTGCTTTTGCTACGGGTACTGGCTATTTAGTTGTAGGAAATGCTGGGAGAAACATATTTAGTACCAACGGCTTCGCATGGACTGCTGGCGCAACTATTACAGGCGTTACTCTAAGTGGCTGCGCCATACAAAATAATACATACATAGCCACAGACACAAACGGCAACGTATACACCAGCACAAACCCCGCAGCAGGTTGGACAGCAACTACATTAGCTAGTGGCGTATCACTTCCCTCTGTTGGAGTGACCAATAAAAAATCAATTGTAGTAACAGGTGTAAACGGTTCCATATATTCAGGCCGCGTGGTCTCGTCGCTTATTAGCAGAACGTCTGGAGTCACTACCCCGCTTTATGATGTTGCTTCCAAGGTGGGGCAAGTGACTGTTGTAGGTGCAAATGGCACTATTTTATCCAGCCCCTAAGAGGTTGAAATGCCACTACAAAAATTACAATTCCGACCCGGCGTTAACCGCGAAGGCACTACGCTTGCCAACGAAGGCGGCTGGTATGACTGCGATAAAGTTCGCTTCCGTTCCGGCTACCCTGAGAAGATAGGCGGTTGGGCTGCGCTGTCTTATAACACTCTTCTTGGTGTGTGCCGGTCGTTGTGGGCTTGGCTTTCTCTTAAAAGTTTTAACTTGTTGGGTATTGGCACAAACTTAAAGTTCTATGTTGAAAACGGCGGCACGTACTATGACATCACCCCGCTGCGCGAGATAAATGGCAACACACCATCTGCGGGACCGCCGGTAATTAACGCGTCCACAATTACACTCACCGCAAGTGGTACGGTATTGACGGTGTCTGATAGCTCAGCAGAAAGCTTGCAGGTAAATGATTTTGTCACCATAGCCGGTGCAGGGACAATTGGTGGCGTAAACGTAAATGGTGAGTATCAAATTGCGTCTGTGCTTTCAGGCACATCATATACGGTTACCCTAGCGACCAGCACAACTGGAAGTAACGCAGCATCCACAATAACGATTGCCTATCAGATCAACACAGGTTTTCCTATCTATACCCTCGGCACTGGTTGGGGCACAGGCCCGTGGTCGCCGTACTTGACCACAACACTAACAGACCCATTTGCTACTACAAACGGTTCATCCACTATTACGGTTACACAGGCAAGTCATGGTTTGACGACAGGGCAATACGTTTTCTTCTTCTCTATATCGGATACGGATGTAAGTGGTATTCCAAACACTGTATTGCAGAAGTCCTTTCAGGTCAGCAACGTAACCACAAATACGTATGATATTTCTACCGTTATAGGACAAGCGCCGGGGCCAGTTATAACTTATACGGCAAACGCCACTAGCTCATCACAGGGTGGCACAGTGGTTGTGTACTACCCATCAGCAACAATTATTGCAAGTACGACACGTGGTTGGGGTACAGGTTATACGACCGGTGTTGGTTTTCAATTGCGTCTGTGGAGCCAGTCTAACTTTGGTGAAGACTTACTGTTCTCCCCGCGTGGTGGGCCGTTTTATGTTTGGGAACCGGGACCCGGAACGACCCCTGCGTTTACAGAACGTGGCGAATTAGTTTCTGGTACAGACGTACCAAGGAAGATCAATGAGATCATGGTGTCAGATTCAACGCGCATCGTGATTGCTTTTGGGTGCAATGACTACGATGCTGTTGATCCCACATTTACGCTTGATCCTCTTCTAATCCGCTGGACGGCGCAAGAGAGTTATACCAATTGGTCGATAAGTGCAACTAACCAAGCAGGCAGCTACAGACTGTCTCATGGTTCAGAAATTATTGCCGCCTTGCAAACCCGGCAGGAGATTAATGTCTGGACAGATTCGGCGGTTTACGCCATGCAATACCTTGGCCCCCCATTGGTTTGGGGCTTTACACTGCTGTCGGACAACATTTCAATTGCTTCGCCAAATGCTATGGCAACCGCTTCTGGTGTTGTTTACTGGATGGGAGTGGATAAGTTCTATGTGTATTCAGGCCGGGTTGAAACACTGCCTTGTTCGGTGCGGACTTATATTTATGACGACATAAACCGAGATCAGTTTGCGCAGGTCTATGCTGGCACCAACGAAGGGTATTCAGAAATCTGGTGGTTTTACTGTTCGATTACTGGCCCAGACGGTACCGGCACTATTGATAATCCAAACACGACGGTTGACCGCTATGTGATTTTTAACTATCTAGATCGGGTCTGGTACTACGGCACGATGGATAGAACTGCGTGGCTAGATTCTTCTTTGCGCCCATATCCGGTGGCAGCAACCGGTAACAATTTGCTGGTGTACCACGAAGCAGCGGTAGATAACGGTGCAACCAACCCGCCCAGCGCAATCAACGCTTATGTGCAGTCATCCGATTTTGATATTGGTGACGGGCATAACTATGGGTTTGTGTGGCGGATAATTCCTGACATTACGTTTGATGGGTCAAATACTTCTGGCACTACGACAGCAAATCCTGTGGTGCAGTTTACGGTACGGCCTCGTCAGAATCCGGGATCAGGGTATGGGGTGTCTCCATCACGGGCGGTTAAGTCAACGGAAAACTATGCAGGGCAGACAAGCTACACCGTGCAAGAGTTTACGGAGATTGTGTACAGCAGGATTCGTGGGCGGCAGATGGCGTTCAAGATTAGCTCTGACACGCGTGGCACTCAATGGCAGCTAGGCGTCCCACGTATTGATGTACGTCCTGACGGTCGCAGGTAATTACTATGACGGTACAAACTAAAAAAGTTACTTTACCTAAAGCGCCGCTACTGCCATTTGCGCCTGTTCAGTACGACCGGCAGTACCAAGACACGCTTAACAATATCTTGCGGCAGTACTTTGCCACTATTGACAATTTTGCCGCGCAGTTCTGTTTAAGCGGTGTTTATGAAGTGGCAACATTACCCGGCGCGTCTACGCTAGGTGCAGGGGCGAGAGCGTTTGTTATTGATTCTTCCGTAACAACATTTGGCACCACGGTGGCGGGTGGCGGTAGTGGGAAAGTGCCGGTTTATTCGGACGGAACCAACTGGAAAGTTGGGTAATTAGAACACTGAAGTGCTAAACTTCTTGCAATTGACAATGAGGTGAAATCATGGCCTTTTTAGCCCCTCTTGCTGGTGCTGGTGCTGCCGGAGCTGGTCTTGGTGCTGCCGCTACTGGCGTTGGTGCCGCTACTGCTACAAGCGCGTTGGGCGCAGGCTTATCCGCAGGCACAATCCTTGGTTCGGGCGCAGCTAGTTCTGGAATCCTTGGTGGTCTTGGCCTGAATGCCCTCGGGGGTATGGCATCAGTGTTGCCAGCTTCCGCAGCAACTACGGCAGGGTTAGGCGCACTTGCACCTACTGCTGGGCTTTTTGCCAAAGCCGCGCCTGCGTTGGGTGGGCTATCTTCGTTTGCTCCGGCTGCGGCAACTACGCCGGGCATCTTCAGTGCCGCCGCTCCTGCGTTGGGCGGACTAAAAGCAGGGACGG